TTCATACTACAAGGATACACTAGCTACAGGACTAGATCGTTTATCAAAAGCAGATAAGCTTATAGGCCACAACATACTAGGCTTTGATATGCCAGTGATTAAGAAGCTACATAATTTAAATTTGTTTAATAAAAAAATAGTAGACACACTGGTAATATCAAGACTCTTGAATCCTGTACGTGATGGAGGGCATAGCCTTAAATCGTGGGGGTTCCGGTTAGGTTTGCCTAAGATAGAGTACGAAGACTTCCAACACTTCTCTATGGACATGGTGAAGTATTGTGAAAGAGATACTGTTCTTAACAAGAGGGTGTACGACAGGCTAAGGATGGAAACAAAAGGCTTTAGCAGGGAGTCAATAGATTTAGAGCAAGCCACTGCTAAGATTCTAAGTGATCAGAGAGATCATGGTTTTCTTTTTGATCAGCAGACAGCATCACTATTAATAGCAGAGTTAAACGAAAAGTTAAACGGGGTTGTTACTGAGGTGCATAAGGAGTTTAAACCTCACACTACCTATCATACACTGCGCCCATCCTATAACAAGGACGGTTCTATATCTAGGATGGGAGAGTTACGTCAAGAGAAGAACGCCTCTGGCAATATAAAGAGGTCACGCCTTTCTTGTTTTGAGTTTGAAGTTATGAAGACCGAAGGGGAAGTTGTACGCAAAGAAGTCATCCCCTTTAACTTAGGCTCACGTAAACAAATAGGTGAGTACCTACAGGAGTTTGGGTGGAAGCCTACTAAGTTTACTCCTACTGGTCAGCCTATTGTAGATGAGGGTACACTTAAAAAGATTGACAACATACCACAGGCAAAGCTTATAGCTGACTACCTGATGTATCAAAAAAGAATAGCACAGATAAATTCTTGGTTTGATTCTTTAGGAGATGACAGCAGAGTGCGTGGGTTTGTTAATCACAACGGCACAATCACTGGGCGAATGACGCACCGTAGCCCTAACATGGCACAGTGTCCTAGCATAAACTCACCCTATGGAAAAGAGTGTCGATCCTGTTGGACTGTGCCTGAAGGGTACGATCTTGTAGGCATAGACGCTTCTGGACTAGAGTTGAGAATGCTTGCACACTATATGGATGACAAGGACTATATAAATGAGATCATCAACGGAGATATACACACCACTAATCAAAAACTTGCAGGACTTGAATCAAGAAATCAGGCTAAAACTTTCATCTATGCCCTCATATACGGAGCAGGAGATGCAAAGCTTGGCAGTGTGGTTGGAGGAAATAAGCGGGATGGTAGTCAACTTAAACAACGCTTCCTTACTAATCTCCCATCACTTAAAAATCTTAGAGACAGAGTATCTAGAGCATCTGCAAAGGGTTTCATCAAGGCACTAGATGGACGCAAGCTATTTATTAGATCGCCTCACAGCGCACTCAACACTCTGCTACAGGGTGGTGGTGCTGTTGTTATGAAGAGAGCATTGATTAAGTTAGATGAGGAGATAAATAGGTTACATCTTCCTGCACATTTTGTAGCTAACATACATGATGAGTGGCAAATAGAGGTTGACAAGAGATCATCAAGTGTGGTAGGATCATTGGGTGTAGAGTGCATAAAGCAAACAGCAGACTACTACAATTTAAACTGTCCGTTAGATGGGGAGTTTAAGATCGGAGGAAACTGGAGTGAAACGCATTAACTGTAGTACACCAGATTACATTAAGTACGTCCGTGACAGAAGGTATCATAAGTTAAATCAAATTAAAATGGAAAGGGGTTGTAAAGATTGTGGCTATAAGAAACATCCTAAAGCTTTACACTTTGATCACATTGTCAGAGAAAACAAACACCTTATACTAGACGCTGCCGCATCGGGAGGTGGTGGGAAAATGTCTAGGATGGTAAAAAGAATAAACCTAACCGACAAAAAAAAGAATAGGGAATACATAAAAGAATTATTTAATGAAGTAAAAAAGTGTGAGGTTAGGTGCGCTAACTGTCACAGCATAAGAACATGGGAAGAATTACATTATATGCCTAACGTCCGTAAGGGCAAGAAAATTATACAGGAAGAACCGTATGTCAAACAACAGAAATTTAACTTCTGATATAGCTAAAGATATTTATGAGGCGTTAGCCCCCCTTACCAAAGGCAAGCACCTTGATATATCAGATGAGGATATAGAAAACTTTGGCGAGAGAATGAAGTCTGCTCTTGAGTCATGGGCTAGACCACCTAAAAGAGATTCTTCTTTTACATTGAGGATGTCTAACATAGGCAAGCCTGTCAGGAGACTTTGGTTTGATAAACATGGGGAAGTAAAACAAGAAGGACACTCACCTCAGACATTCATTAAGTTTCTTTATGGACACCTACTTGAAGAGGTAGTCCTCATGCTTGCTAGACTTACGGATCACGATGTAGGCTCTGAGCAAAAAGAAGTTATGGTAGATGGTGTCTCTGGTCACATGGATTGTAAGATAGATGATGAGGTAGTAGATATAAAGACTGCTTCGGGGTATGCGTTTAGAAAATTCAGCGGTGGTTCACTGGGCGATGATGATCCCTTTGGTTACATACCACAGCTAACAGGCTACGAAGAGGCCGAAGGGACAGAGAAGGGAGGCTTTCTAGTTATCAATAAAGAAAGTGGAGAGCTTTGTTTCTATGCGCCAGAGGAACTAGACAAGCCTGTGATTAGAGACAGGATAAGCCACGCAGTCAAGGCGCTAAACAAATCCAAGCCCCCTTCAAAGTTATGCTATGAGCCTGTCTCTGAAGGAAAGAAAGGCAACAAGAAGATACATAAGAATTGTTCTTATTGCCCACACAAACATGAATGTTTTAAAGATGCTAATGATGGGCAGGGCTTGAGAACATTTAGATATAACAAAGGGTTAGCTCACTTCACTAAAGTATTATCTGAGCCTAGAGTGGAGGAAGTTTTAGTATGAACTCCAAGAAAATGAAGTTGATTAGGCGCAGAGCTAAGGAGCTTTTAGTAGAGTGGATGCAATCTCTTGTTGACAAGGAGTCTGGAAAGGTGTATAATGTAAACAACGTCTTAGACTTTACACCTAAACAAACTCATTTATATTACAACGATGGTACTTTCCACTTGAGTTCGTTTACTTATAAGTGGTTTGTTAAACGATTGAAAAAGTTATGCTACACTAAAGACTTATCTTTAATAACAGTACAGGACTGTAAGGAAATGAACAAGTGAAGATAAGAAAAGGATACAGGAAACAAAGGGTAGCTAGGCCCAAAGAAAAGGATGTTCCTGCAACATATGATTCTAAGTGGGAGCATACTTTACATCAAGGAGTTCTTAAAAACTGGCAACACCATAGCGACACGGTTGACTATACAGTAGAACATAAATATCATCCAGACTTTATAAAGGTTATTGGAAATAAAACAATTTTGTTAGAAGCTAAAGGAAGGTTCTGGGACTATCAGGAATACAACAAGTACACATGGGTTAGGAAAGCACTACCTAAAAATGTTGAGCTTGTGTTTTTATTTTCTGCTCCTTATGCCGCTATGCCCCAAGCAAAGAAGCGTAAGGACGGGACAAAACGTAGCCATGCAGAATGGGCAGAGGCTAACAACTTTAAGTGGTACGATGAAGATACACTACCTAAAAAATGGAGAGATGATTAATGAGTATTGATGACGCAACGCCTGATGAATGGAACGAAGTCAATAAAAAATTAAGGGAAGGCAACTACTATTCAGATGAGGTTATTGGTGAAGCAAGAACAGTCAAAAGAAAAACAGTTGTGCCTATTGAGAAAGATGATATAGATCATCCATCACATTATAATAATGGTGACATAGAATGTATTGAGGCTATTGAAGCGGCCTCTACCAAAGAAGAGTTTGAAGGGTATCTCAGAGGAAATGTTATAAAGTATATATGGCGGTTTAGATACAAGGACAATGTAAAAGATTTGCGTAAAGCCAGATGGTATCTAGATAAACTTACAGCAGAGGTATGCAAATGATGCTTGCAAACACTAAAGGCGAGATGTTTTTTAGAGATATAGATGGGGATGTTTGGCAGTACGAATTAAAAACAAATCCACCTGAAGCTGTTTACTGGGAAACTTATAAATTAAAACCAACAGATATTAAAGTTATATCTGAAGCAGACACAGAGGTTAAGAAAAGAATACGTCAAGAAATATATAAGGACATTACAAATGTGGGATCGCAAAGCTGAACGAACAGCTAAGTACAATAAAAAGAAAGAAGCTGTAGACAAGAAGCATAGAACACACAACCATAAAAGGACTAAAAAAATAACCCATGACACAGAGCAAAATAGGCAAGCAAGATTACTTAGGAATCAAAATAAATTATGATGCAGAAGAACGTCTAGATTCTTTTGCTCTCTCTACATTAAAGGACAGGTATCTTTGGGAGAATGAAACTCATGCTCAAGAAGCTTTTGCTCGCGCCAGTATATTTGGTGCTACTTATAACGGACACACTGATTATGATCTTGCACAGCGACTCTACACGTATGCTAGTAGTTTCTGGTTCATGTTTAGCACTCCTGTCCTTAGCAACGGGGGAACTAGCCGTGGCTTACCTATCAGTTGTTTTCTTAATTTTGTTCCTGATTCCCGCAATGGTTTATCTGCTCACTATGATGAGAATATATGGCTCGCTAGTGGAGGTGGAGGCATCGGTGGATGTTGGAGTAATGTTCGGAGCAATGGTGTGGACACTGCTAACGGTTCTAAGTCTACTGGTTCTATCCCATTCATGCACGTAGTTGATAGTCAGATGCTTGCCTTTAATCAAGGCGTTACAAGAAGAGGGAGTTACGCAGCATACATGGACATATCTCATCCAGAGATTGAAGAGTTTATTAATATGCGTAAGACTACAGGAGGAGATTTAAATAGAAAGTGTTTGAATCTTCACAATGCTGTGAGCATATCCAATGAGTTCTTAGATTGTGTGAAGACTGACAAAGAGTGGAGACTGATAGACCCAAAAACTAACACGGCAGTTAAGACAGTTTCAGCGCGTGACCTGTGGTTCCAAATGATTCAGACAAGAATGGAAACAGGAGAACCGTACATTGTTAATCTAGATATATGCAACGATGCTTTACCAGAAGAACAAAAGAAACTAGGTCTAGAGATTAAACAGAGCAACCTTTGTTCTGAGATTATGTTACCAACCAATGAAGAAAGGACGGCAGTCTGTTGTTTGTCTAGTGTTAATCTTGAGTACTTTGATGAGTGGTCAAAAGAAGATAGCTTTATTTCTGACCTTATTACTATGCTCGATAACGTGTTACAAAACTTTATTGATGCGGTCAAAGAACAAGGAGGCTACGCTAAAGCAGCTTACTCTGCTATGCGTGAGAGGTCTATAGGTCTAGGAGCTATGGGATTCCATACCTATTTACAAAA